ACCTTTCTTTCCATTTTTCTTTGCAATTTTCTTTTCAAATTTCGCTTTTCCTTTTAAGTACTCCGCAAGGTACGACATATCGTCTATTAAACCGGATTGAGGTATTCTAGAATTTACATTCGAACAACCGGCAAAACCTGAAGAAAAAACAACTTCAGGAATACCTCCTCGCCATAACTTGAACATTTTCAAGTCAGTAGGCATTGCGCGGAAAACACCAGCCCACTCAGGGGTTAGCTCTTCACCATCCTCCAAGAAGAACTGGTGTAAAAGATGATAGGCATAAGGATATATTTGATCATAAACAACCTGAAAAGGCCATAAATTTGTCAACAATCCAACTATTCTCTGAGCATTATTCAGATTATTAACCTTTCCATCTTTTTTTACTTTATAGGAAAAAGCAGACAACAATTTATCAAGTCGCCCGCCGGCAACAGGTATCTTTTCATCAAGGAATTTTACGTATCTAGGCATAAGTTTATGGCTGAAAAATGTTAACTCAGACGGGTGTCTGGCCAACAAAACATCAGACTCAACAAAAACTCCTCGCCTTTCAGCCCATTTTGCATAGGCTTCTATCGTGAACCAATCTAGGTCAGTGGAAAAAGCAAGGTCATCGCCTCCAACCAACACTTGGATACGATCTCTAGCTTCATTTAACGTCATAGGTTGACCTCTCACTTCAGAAAGATCCAACACCGCCTCAATAACCTGACGATAATTTTTCAACGTATTCAACAAAGTTGTCAAAAACCAACCAGAAGGTTGGAAACACAATTGGAATATTGCGTCATCCACCTGAACTTCGGGGCACAAAGCCATATTGAAAACCAAATCAACTGCTACATGATATTCAATTGGCAAACCATTTTTAAGGAAATCACGTTCGGGTTCAGCACCTCTCATGCCTACGTCCCAACCCGCGTGGTCACCATCATACCCAAACTTAAATTTCATCAAACGACGAACAGCTCTGTTCATCCCCTGACCAAAAATGTTCATTCCAACAGCAGAGGCATGCTTATTATTAGAAGCAGTTAAAGAATCAGCTGCTTTCTTAAACAAAATTGCACAAGCCAACTGGTGATGAAATGGGGCAGGGCAAAAGATCCTAGAACTTTTCCCGGGTGGCAACAATTCGTCCTTAGGTGTTGCTATAAATACCGTTTCCACATACTCCCCTTTGAGAATCTTATCAACATTCTCACGAATCATTCCTTCATATTTTTCC